AATTTTACTATTACAGTTGTTGGCAATGCAGCTGCAAATTCCTTAAATCCATTTTAGGATAGATGATATGTTTCAAACTTATTCTTCTGACAATGCTTGGGCGCATCCATCAAGAGTAGATGCATTTCAAATTTTTGATAGTGAATTAACAGATGCTCAAATTTTATCAATTTATCAAGGAAGCTAAGAGGTGATATTATGCCAATGGTAGGAAATAAAAAATTCCCTTACACTAAAACAGGTAAGGCTAAAGCAAAAAAAGAAATGCTTAAGATTAAAAAATCAAAAACCAGTTATGGTAAAAAGTAATGAGTAATCTTGAAGCACATGAAATAGAATTAAAACTATCTCTAGAAATGATGGAAGCTAGATTTAAAACGATTGAAGCTAGGTTATGGAGATTAGAAGCTATGATTATGGGTAGCACTCTGATTATCCTAACCCTAGCTGCAAGTCTATTTATGAAAATTTAAAAGAAAGGATAAAGTTCCCTATGCTTGCTGAGTTGGCTGCAGCAAATGCTGCATTTTCAGTAATTAAAACAGCAGTACAAAATGGAAAAGAATTAACACAAGTTGGCAAGGCAATATCTGATTTTACATTTTCAAAAGATCACATAGCCAAGACAGCAACTAAAAAGAAAAATTCTATTTGGTCTAAGTTTTTAGGCAGAGAAGCTAATGATCTTGAAGAATTTATGGCACTAGAAGAACTCAAACAAAAAGAAGAACAACTCAGACAAATGATGCAGTTGTATGGAAGAGGTGGACTTTATAATGACTATATAAAGTTCTGTGCAGAAGCCAGAAAAAACAGAGAATACCAAAGAAAAGAACAAGAGAAATTTGTAGAACAGATGAAAGAGATTACTTTAGGGGTAATTATTCTACTAATAAGTGTTGGTGGATTAGCAGGAATAGTCTGGTTTCTCTTAGCTCAAAAAGCAAACTAAGGAAAATTAATGACACCAGAACGTCTGAACTCGTGGCGAATTGTTCCACGACTTTTAATCTTATCATACATGGTTGTTTTTTACCAAACTTGTAATTGGTTTATGAACCTATCTGACCCTAACAACGCTCAAGCAGGTTTTGTATCTGTGGTTGTTGGTGCAGGAGCAGCTTGGTTTGGACTCTATGTAAATGGTGGAAAGAGTAACATTAACGTATCAGCAAAATCAGAAGTGAGGGATTAATGATTATACCATGTTCAAAATGTAAAACTTATCAAGAATGTGAAAAGAGTAAAAAATGTTTGCAGGAATAACTCAGATTGTTGGATCGATAGGTAATCTAGCTACATCCTACATAGATGGTAAAACTGCAGTCCAAAAAGCTGAAGCTGAGATCAGAATGAAGGAAGCTACTGGCGATATTGATTGGGATTTAGCAGCTATTAGAGCTACCCAAAGCTCATGGAAAGACGAGTACATATTAATTTTGTATAGCATCCCTCTTATTCTTGCATTCTGTGGGGAAACTGGAAGACAAATCGTAGCTAATGGCTTTCAAGCCTTAGAAGCTATGCCACTTTACTACCAAGTGAGTCTTGGTGGGATTGTAAGTGCAAGTATTGGCTTCAGAGGTATCAGTAAATTTTATGGAAGAAGGAAATAGTATGGCATATTCACTAGGAAAAAGTAGTTTATCAAAACTATCTACAGTAGACAAACGACTATGGACTATCTGCCAAGATGCCATAAAGATTTCACGCATTGATTTTGGCGTGATTTGTGGCAAAAGAACTCTCGCAGAACAGGAAGCCCTTTTAGCCAAAGGAGCGACCCAGACAATGAAATCAAAACACCTTGATGGTCTCGCAGTCGACCTCATGGCTTATGTTGGATCGAGGGGATCATGGGAGCTGAATCTTTATGATGATATAGCCGATGCTATGAAAGAAGCTTCACGTAAAAACGAGATACCAATACGTTGGGGTGCTGCTTGGCACATAGATGATATAAGCAAATGGACTGAATCTATGGAAGATGCCATGAACTCCTACATTGATCTTAGGCGTAGTCAAGGCAGACGACCCTTCATCGATGCTCCCCACTTTGAGCTGCAATCCCCCTAAATTACTACAGGAGCGTAATCTTTACTTTTAAGTATGATTCCCTTCAAAAACCCTAATACACCTCTCAGTGAGCTTTAAAATGGCTCTGAGGGCTATTTAAACAGACATAAAGGTAACAATATGGATAAAGCTATCCTAGAACAACTACACGATACAGTAGCGAAAGATTTACTGGAACGTATTAAATCTGGAGAAGCTTCAGCATCAGAGCTATCAGTCGCTGTAAAGTTTCTCAAAGACAACAATGCAACCCTAGATGTAATCACTGCAGAGTCTCCTATGGGTAATCTTTTAGAAGCTCTGCCTTTTGAGACTGAGGAGTTACAATAAATGGCTAATGAACAATTAAAGATTCCTTTTAAAGACACCCCTAAAAAGTTACTTATACAAATTATAAAAAACAAACTACCTTTTAAAGACACACCTAAAAATCTCATAGACAAATCTAAATCTCAACTTTTACAAATATTAGAAAGAGAGACTAACAGAAGGTCAACAGAACGATGAATTGTTGGCACTGTGGAACAGAACTCATTTGGGGTGGAGATCACGACATCTCTGATGAAGATGATACCTACCAGATGGTGACTAACCTCTCCTGCCCTAACTGTGAGAGCCATGTCGATGTCTATTTACCAAAGGAAACTATAGATGCGTAAGGAACACAAAAGTAAAACTGGTGGATTAACACCAGAAGGTCGAAAGTATTTCAAAAGAAAAGAAGGAGCTAACCTTAAAGCTCCAGTTCCTAAAGGTACTAACCCTAGAAGGGTTTCTTTTGCAGCTCGCTTTGCAGGAATGAAGGGTGGCATGAAGGATGCCAAAGGTAAACCAACAAGATTAGCTTTAGCACTTAAGAAATGGGGATTCAGAAGTAAAGACTCAGCTAGAAATTTTGCTAACAAATATAAAAAGAAATGATACCAGAGCAGCTTAAAGATTTTAGGAACTTTATGTACCTTGTCTGGAAGCATCTTAACTTACCAGACCCTACTCCTGTACAGTATGACATAGCAGATTATATACAATCAGATGTTAAGAGATCAGTTGTAGAAGCTTTTAGAGGTGTTGGTAAATCCTACATCACTTGTGCTTATGTTGTGCATCAGCTACTCCTAGACCCAGACAAGAAGTTCATGGTTGTCTCAGCTTCTAAAGCAAGAGCCGATGACTTCTCTACATTTACACAAAGGATCATCGTTGAGATGCCTATCTGTAAACACCTCATAGCCAAAGAAGGTCAGAGGTGGTCTAAGATAGCCTTTGACGTAGCTCCTGCCAAAGCTTCTGGTTCAGCTTCTGTAAAGTCTGTGGGTATCACAGGTCAGATTACAGGAAGTCGAGCAGATGTAATCATTGCTGATGACATCGAAGTTCCTAATAACTCTATGACACAGATGATGCGTGAGAAACTTAGTGAAGCAGTTAAGGAATTTGATGCTGTTCTTAAACCTAATGGAAGGATTATTTATCTTGGTACACCACAGAATGAGATGTCACTCTACAATACTCTCTGTGAACGTGGTTACGAGATGCGTGTATGGACTGCTAGGTTTCCTAACATCGACAACATCGAGAAGAGTTATAGCAACAGACTTGCACCTTACATTATCGACAAACTTGAGAGAGACCCAAAGATCGAAAGAGAACCAACTGATCCTCTTAGGTTCAATGAGGATGATCTGCTAGAACGAGAGTTGTCTTATGGTCGGTCTGGGTTCAGTTTACAGTTCATGTTGGACACAGCTTTGTCAGACACAGACAGGTATCCTCTCAAACTTAGTGATCTTATGGTCATGTCGTGTGATTTGGAGAAAGCTCCAGAGAAGCTCATATATGGCATTATGAAGCCCATATCTGATTTACCTATGGTTGGTCTATCAGGAGACAAATACTACGCTCCTGAGTCAACTGTGGGGGATTACGTGACATATGACGGATCAGTCCTAGCCATCGACCCAAGTGGTAGAGGAAAAGATGAGACAGCCTATGCTGTTGTTAAGATGTTAAATGGATATTTGTATGTAACAGACGCAGGAGGTTTATCTGGAGGATATGGTAAAGACGTTATGGAGACTCTCGCACTCTTTGCAAAGAAACATAAGGTCAATATGGTACTCATTGAAAGTAACTTTGGTGATGGGATGTTCACTGAACTTTTCAAACCTTATCTCCAAAAGACTTTCCCTGTGTCGATAGAAGAAGTCAGACACAGTAAACAGAAGGAACTTAGGATTATAGACACCTTAGAGCCTGTTATGAACCAACACAGGCTTGTTATAGACCCTAGAGTTATCCAAAAGGATTACGATAGTGTTCAGAATAGACCACCAGAGAAAGCTATGAGGTATATGTTAGCTTATCAGATGACTAGGATTACCAAAGATAGAGGTTCACTAGCCCATGATGATAGACTAGATGTACTAGCTATGGCTGTTCAGTATTGGGTAGAGCAAATGGCAGCTAATGCAGACCAAGAAATCCTAGACAGGAAGACACAACTACTAGACCAAGAACTAGACAAGTTTATAAATGGTATAAATACCAGTAAAATAAGACCAAAAACAGATACTTGGATCTCTTTATAGTTCTAAAGTTCCCTTATAGCTATACGAGGATTATAATAATACCTTAAGTATTCTAAAGTATTCTAAAGAATACCTTAAAGAATACCTTAAAGAATACCTTAAAGAATAAGTAATAAGTAAGTCATAAGTCATATTCTATAGATAAGTTAAAGATACTCTTAGAATACTAAAGGTTACTAGAGTGTAACCATGTCGAATCCAAAAAATGACCCAAAAATCTGAGAGGGTAATCGTATAGGAGGGTCTTTGATTTTCCCCATTGACCAAGCTTCTATATTATTACTGTCTTTTGACTAATATTTGACACTGTGTGTGCTACTGCTCTTATATTATTGACCTTCTCAAGACACTTTAGAAGTCTTTTACTCTAGATGCTGCTCTTTTTTTGATGTTCTTTGATGTCTTTTGATTTGTGTTTGAGTGTGTATCTATTTTTTTTTCTTTCTCAATATCCTTATATACTTCACTATCGTAACTAATTTATACAATGTATCATTTTTTATTTGACATTCTTTTCAAAATTTCAGATACTCTAATTATCGAACGAGCCAGCCTTTAGGCAAATATACACAATGTAGATTGAAAAAGAATAACAACCTAATGAAAGACGCAACCTCGATATAAGACTAAGAATACTTAAGAATATTAAAAGTTGGTTGAATCCGACAAGCGAAACAGGTGGAATCCTGATAGGTAGACAGCTTGAAACACGCTGAGAATATGCCAATAACTCACTGAGATTTGTGGGTGTGGAGTTAAGCAAATACATACTCTTGACCGAAGGGAAAGGTATCAGTGATTAAAATCAAGTTGTGTTGTTACTATGCAATGTGAGACAACTCACTTTAGACAATTATGAGTTAGAGCAACACAACAAGGTTTACAATAAGGATAGCATTTAAGTTAAGTGTTATCCTTTAGTAAATCACAATAAAAGGAATAGAGAAATGTTAGATGCAATTACAGAATATGTAGGCGACGACTATAGAAAAAAGATAGCTTATAGATTACTAGATAGGCTCTATTGGACTGGTCAAACTAGGGGTGAATATATACCAATAGGACTATTTGGGTATATCTCACAAATAAGTAAAAAGAATGCTAGATGCAAAATAACAGGAAGGTTCTTAAAATAGTTTGACTTATTTATTACACTGTAGTAGTGTTTATAGATTAAGTAATAATATAAATGCTACTACATTATTGAGAGGAATTAAAATGATTAGAACATTCTTAATGGGTATGCTCACATCAGCATGGCTTATAACAATGGTGTATATAATACTTGTAGTATTTCTTGCACTGTAGTAGTTAATTAGATAAGGTATTAAATATGAAAATAGAACAAGTACATCAAAGTAAGATGACAGGTAAGTTGATAGGTTTTAAAGCTATTAGCACCAACACATTAACGAATGAATACTGTCAAGATATGCACAAAAAAGGTAAAGATATAATCTGTGGTGATTGCTATAGTTATATTATGTTGCAATCTTATCGCAAGAATATGCAAGCTTGCCTTGAAAGAAATAGTAAGTTGTTAAGTGGTAGTGTCTTACATGATCAACAACTACCTACAATTATGGAAATATATTATAGGTTTCAAGCTCATGGTGAATTAATAAACATGAACCACCTTGTGAACCTTATGAACATTGCAAAGAAAAATCCATTAACTACCTTTGCATTGTGGACTAAACGTAACGATTTGATACAGAAGTATCTCAAGAATAATGAGAAGCCTAGTAACATTATACTGATCTACTCTAATCCAAAAAAGAGTAAGATAATGAGTAAACCACCGAAGCACTTTGATAAGACGTTTAACACAGTTTTAGAACATGAGAATAAAGAGTTACAGAACTGTACAGGTCAGAGATGTAAGGATTGTTTAGCTTGTTACAAGTTTAATGACATTACAACAATAGTCGAGAAAGTTAAGAAATATTAATACACTAAAGTAAAAACTAGGAGAGTGAAATGAGTAAATACCCAACTGCAAAAAGTCTAAAAGATAATGATGAATTAACTGATTATGGTGAAGAGATTTATCCTATCTTAGATAAGATTATTGCTCAGTCTAAAGAGTGGTTTGAGGAAACAAAGAAAGACAGAGATAATCAAGTAGACGAAACATATATCTGTGGATTTGAAATTGATGACCACATTTTTGATATAGATATTTGGGATGGCAGAATAATCTCTGATGATAACAAATGGCATTGTGAAATTATAGAATGCTACGACAGAGGTGGCTACCATTGTCGAGGTTATCGTGAACAATACCTTTGGTCTTTTGAAATTAAGAAGAAGAAAAAGAAAAAGAAAAAGAAAAGGTGAAGCAGATGCACATCACAAATGTTAAGTGTGATGATTGTGAATCTATGAATGCAACTATCATGCTGAGAGATAGACCATACTGTACTGACCATGCTTACTATCGTCAGACAGGAGAGATACTAGCTTTAGTAATTAAGAATGAAAAAGAAGAAACTAAATGGAGATGGGAGAGTGAAGATGCCTAAGTTTTTTATTAAAGAATATTACACAATTTGGTGGCAAGATGGACAAGGAAGAGAGATGATACTTGGTCGTAGA